CTGTGCCTCCTGAAATGGCAAAAATGGCTTTGAGTCTACTCAAAGCAACAGAAACTTGGATTGAAAAGCAAAAAACGGCGGGATTCCTCATTGAAGCATGGCAATACACTGAAGGTATGGGTGGAGTTGCAATAGTCGAAGCGAAGTCAAACGACGCCCTATATCTAAAGCTAATGAGTTCGCCATTCAGCCCCTTCCAGCAATATTGCGTAACTCCACTGACAGACATGAAACTAGCCATAGAAGACGGCATGAAGTCTTATCAGAAGATGATTGGAAAGACTAAGAGTTAACCTAGCTCTGAAACCTTCCCTCTTTCTCTATTCCCATTGTCAAGTTCATTTGCGTTCAAGCTGAAGCGCGCGCTGGTTTTTTCGCGGTTGTAGAACGATGTTCTAGAATTGAAGCATAGGATCAGCCTTCATAGTTGTTTATATTGTTTTGTCACCGATTTTGCGTGGGGCTGATGTTGGAGAAGGACTATGCGCTCGATGCGTCCAAGAGGTGGGAAGAGGCCGTTAAAGAGCTGAGAAGGCAATGGAGGTCTATGTGGAATGAGCGGTTCGATGACAAGGTGAATGCTGAGGGCATTGCCAAGCAGGATTATCCTTTGCTCTATTTGGAAGGCGGCACGGTTGTTGTTGCCACAAGAAGGTACAGGGCTCCAGACTTTTTCGAGATTCTGGAAAGACATCGCCGCATGTCAGGGATTTACAGGACTGATGGATACGCTGAGCCGTCAGTGGGTGGATGGCGAAGCTTCTGCAGGAAGACTCTCAAAAGGCAGGTGCACCTTGACGGTCGAAGCAGGCTGGAGTCGCAGGAAGGAAACAGAAAGGCAACCGTGCAAAAGAAGAAAGGAGGCAGAGGCTGGATACATCAATTCTAGATTCCCTATATGCTTCGTAGACTTTGTTTAGCGCGCTCGTACCACCGTATTGATCAGTCGTACAGTCACGCATAGAGACGTGGCGGCTGACAATACCAGAACGATCTCTATGCTAGCAACCAAGTTGCTGCCGAGTTCACCAATTAGGCTGAGGAAGTTCCTCTTGAAGTAACAGCACTATGGCGCGCTTAAATACTACTTGATTTATAAGGCATTGGAAAGGAGGCGAATGAATAACCTTGGATAAAAGGATGGGTATGCTCCTCGGCGGCTTGCTAATTCTAATTGCCCTGATACTCGGCTTAGTGCAGCATTTCGGAGTCTACAATATTTACGGAAGCGAAGACTACAAATGGTACTTCTACGGGCTAGTCGGCGTCATCGGCCTAATAGGCATCATACTTGCAGTATGGCCGCTTATGAAGACAGAGCAGCCGAAGGCAGAGCAACCTAAAAAAGCAACTGAGTAACATGACACGTGCGCGTCTTAGACCGTCAGTAGTTTCTTCTTAACGATTTTTTCGTCTCGCCTTTACTCCCATTTTTAAGCAAGGGCACGGACGCTTCTTCACCTTTCCCATGGAAACGTTGAACGCACGCTTTCCTTATGAGCCATCCATACTCTTTCCAAAAGCCCAAAGAGAGAATCCAAGTAGGCGAACTGCTGGCTTTCTGTTACTCTCGTTTTTCCGCTGTATGGTTCCGTCCACTTGTATACTTCGTGAAGCTCAGGTTCCTTGACGAGCAAGCGCGCGCGCATGCTGGTCTTGTGGAAATCAGAAAAGGATTTGACAATGTGCAAAATATGTCAACGCACAGGACTTGGAAGAAGTGCGGTGTCGAGGCATCTCCGCAACCTTGTAGAGGCTGGGCTAGTTTCCAAAAGGATTTATGGGGAAATCCCCCTCTACACTAGCGCGCGCGCTACCGCCTAAAGCAATGGCTTCTTAGTTAATTCCTTCCCGAGCTCACGATTAAAAGTCATATTCTCAATAAGTCAGGTGGTTCTTTCACGTTCTTCAATCCAATAGTCACTAACCTTCGTAAGACCTCTGCTTCCCTTAATCCTGACTTCTTAATAAGTGCTTCAATTTCTTTTTCAGTTCTGTCATTAAGCCTCGTCGACCATGTCTTTCTACTCAAGACAATCCGCTCTTTGGACTTATGTGTCTTGTTGCATTTATAAATCTTGGTTTAAGCAAAACGCTTATATGCCGTACACCCCCCTTATCTTATAGCAAGACATATGAGACAAACAAGTGAATGTGAACAGCAAATGTGGGAGTGGTCAGCAACCGTTTTGGCCATCGTCTCAGTAACTATTGGAATATTGATCAAATATCACAAACGCGCACTTGAAGTATCGGCCATTCCAAAGAGTTGCATCTGGACAAAAATCCTCAATACCTTTCAAAAAGGTTTCGACAAGGAGAAAGTTTTATCACATGTTTCCAGATACAACCTGAACAAATGAGAAGGAGAAGGACGACTGTCGAATGCATGAACTTCTGACAGGGGTTTAGACTTTGAGGTTTATTGGATCAAAAGCTAAGTTGCTATCAACCATAGAAGCTGTGGTCAAGAAGTATTCTGACACCGCGCCTACGACTTTCGGAGACTTGTTTTGTGGAACAGGTGTGGTAAGCCGTCATTTCAAGAGAATGGGGTATGAAGTCACTGCAAATGACAAGCTAGCTTTCTGCAGTGACTTGGCTAAAGCCGTACTGCTTGTTAATGATGAGCCGCGATTTTCAAAGCTCTTGGATTCTGAGGAAATTACCATAAACAGAGAAATTGAGGGATTATCGCCTAAACCCTACGATTTTGTCCTTGATTCCCTCAACCGTCTGTCCGGTATAGAAGGTTTTATGTATGATGAATATTCGCCCGAGGGTACTTCTGGAAAAGAACATGTGAGGCGCTATTTCACAGGCTCTAATGCTAAGAGGATTGATGCGATAAGGCAGAGAATAGCTGATTGGGCGGATCATGGTCTGTTAAGTGAAGCTGAAGAGGCTTTGTTGATAGCTGATCTAATAAGAGCGACAAACAAGGTTGCCAACATTGCTGGTACCTACGGCTATTTTTTGAAAGATTGGGATCGACGTGCTTTTAAGAGCCTGACTCTGATGCGATCTCGAATCATCAGAAGCGAGAAGCAACACAGAGTCTGCACTAGTGATGCAAATGAATTGGTGAGTCGTGTGGATTGCAAACTTCTTTATTTTGATCCTCCATATACTTGGCGACATTATGGAGCTTACTATCACATTCTCGAAACCATTGCGAAATGGGATAGACCGAAGGTAACAGGCATGTCGGGCATTCGACCTTGGGAGGAAAGTAAATCTCGTTACTGCTACAGGGATGAAGCCGCAGATGCATTGTCAGAACTTATCCAGAAAGCTAAGGCAGAACATCTCTTCTTGAGTTATAATGACGAAGGTCTAGTTACACATGAAGCAATACTCAAGATTCTTTCAACTAAGGGTAAGCCATCCTGGCAAGCAATTTATTACCGTAGATACAGGAGTCACGGAGAGAACAACACAAGAAGCAAAGTTATGGAACGGATATATTATGTTAGAACAGAAAGATGAAAAATCAGGCATCCGCTATTCAAAGCCGTTTTGGAGAGTCCTTAAGAGCAACGGTAGACGGAAAAGAGTCGGTGAGTACGGTGTTGATCTAGGGGAGAGAGGAGTGTATGATAAGAGGAACACTCTTAACGAGTTAACGGGCAGAGAATGGACTTATTTTCTTAACAGTGTTTGGGTTACTGCATATCCTCCGGCGGCTGCAGACTTTGCCTTTGACCTCAGAAAAGTTCACCCTTGTCCAAAGCCTCCTCAATTGATGAGAGACATTATTCTCTTTTTTACCAAGACAGACCAATGGATACTTGATCCCTTCGCTGGAGTTGGAGGGACACTTTTGGGTGCTTCCATATGTGAACACCGTCGACAGTGTGTTGGAATTGAAATAAACAGAGCATTTGCAGAGATTTATCACGAAGTATGCGAAAAAATGGGAATACTGCCACAACCGATAATCTGCGATGACGCTAGAAATATGCTCTCACACGATGAGATAAACAGTCGAATGTTCGACCTGATCCTGACCGATCCTCCTTATTCTAATCTGATGAATAGACGCAAAAATGGGCAGAAAAAGAAACTATATGATAAGAATGATCCGACACCATTTTCCAATGATTCACGAGACATAGGCAATCTGGAGTACAATGAGTTTCTTGCAGAGCTTAGGAAAATATTGGAAAAGTCCATTTCAAGGCTTAGACCAAAGAAATATCTAGTTCTCTTCAGCCGGGATTTGCAGCCGATCGAGGCGAAACCAAACCTACTTCATGCTGATGTCATCAATGAAGTCATCAGCATTCCAGGTATTTCCTACAAAGGTATGCGTATATGGCATGACCAAGCTGTCGATCTCTACCCATTTGGTTACCCGTATGCATTCGTTGCCAACCAGATGCATCAATACATACTGGTTTTTAGGAAGGAAAAATAATCGAGTCAGACCACCTTAGCGTCCGTGGTTTTTACTTCGATTTCGGAATAGTATGACTCAACTCGCCTTTCCTGTAATAGGCTTTGAACTTCTGTTGGCACTTGTTGCAGTCGAACAGTTTGACATGAAAAACAGAATAGTTCCATTCTTTGTGAGTGTCAGCGGCTTCCTTTCCACACCTTGGGCATTTCATATAAGGTCATCTAGTTCCTGCTGTCGTGACATACGTTGCACTCTATTATTGAAAGTCTGAGAGTATAAATGATTTTATGTGGCCCGATGTGAAAGCTTGGCGCATGATTGAAAAGAAAAAAATTAAAGGTTAGAGATGTGTATGTTCAAGTTATGACAGCGAAACAAGATTTTGTTTACATATTCCAAGACTACGACCCAAAAGAGTTGCAGGCACTGCCTGAACGTTTCAAGTTATCAGATTTCAATTTCATGATAACAAGTCAAAGAACGATGGCGAGAATACATGAGAAGCTAGAGGACATTGATCAAAAGAAAGTTAGTCAAGTGTATGGTAACTTTTGGATTGACCTCAGGGTCTTGGGTCTAGCAAAAGAGAATCAGAATGAAATTAGTTACTTTGGGAAGACAACTCTGGAATACTTCAGAGGGGAAAAAAGTCCTTTTAAACGTGAACACTTTATTCTCTCAAACATACGGAATAGAAGCTATGACATCCCGAAGGATGTCCAAGACAGCTATTTTTCCAAGGTGGAGAATCTCAGGAATTATCTTGAGATCATTCCTGTATTAAACCAGAAGGGAAAAGAGCTTCTTCTTGATGAAGAAAAGGTTTTCTTCACCGAATGCTTGAATACTTTTCCCAAGGCACTAAACCGCTACTTCAGCCTCTCGCCAGATAGACAGACTGCTTTGGATTCGTTGCATGAGTCAGGCTTGAAGACCCTTTTTGACCCTAGTGTTCCGACGGAAGCACCTTATGCGAAAGTTGCAAGAAGATTCTGGAATGTTTGCCGAACACACCAGAGAAGGACGAATTTCATCAAGTCTGTAATCTTGTCTGGATATGAAGAAAAAGTCAGTAAGAGTAAGCATCATTTCATTCCTTTTGAAATAATGAGTGCCTACACCAAGATCCTCAACGAGAGATTGCTGATTCCAGTCATCAAGAAGTCAGAAGTCATACAGCTTGCCTTAGGATCAAAGGCCATCGAAGATATTTTTATCGATGATAACCCGTTGACAATGCCATCAAGAAAGGAGATTCAGGAAACAATATCAGAGATTAGAAAACTGCTACTAATTGAGGATGATGTCGTGACACAAACAATCTCTAACTTGGTTTCTGGAAGAAACGTAATCATAGCGGGTCCTATAGGAACTGGAAAGACGCATCTAGCTATCCTGATCTCGAAACTCGCATGGAAAAAAGAAGGCGGTTATTATCCTGAGGTTGTGACGGCAACCGCTGACTGGACCACTCATGAAGTAATCGGCGGAATATATCCAAAAGTAGATGAAAACGGTAACGTGAAATACGTTGTTCAACGCGGTTGCGTATATGACAGCGTCGCTAGGAATTGGAAGACCGGCGGTGCTGGAATAGAAAGAAAAAAAGCCTACGTTGATGGAGAAGAATACACTGGTGTCTGGCTAGTGATTGATGAATTTAATAGAGCCAATATTGATCGTGCGTTTGGAGAGATGTTCACCGCAATTGAACATGGAAAGTTAAAAGTGCCCACAAGCAAGGAGGGAGAATACTTTGAAGAGATCAGAATACCTAAAGACTATCGAATCATCGGCACTCTAAACACTTTTGACAAACACTATCTTTTTAGACTGTCAGACGCATTAAAGAGAAGATTTGCATTTGTGGAATTATTTCCACCTAGGCGAGAAAGGGCAGAGGAAGAGAAATACTATGTACTAAAGAGAGCGTTTGAAGAATTGTCATACAAGTCTCCTATTTCTGAAAAAATAGTCTTGGATCATGAGAAAAAGACCATTGTTCGGGACAAATCTGATCAGGACTTCCTCTCTCTAGTTGACTCGACTTATGAGATAATGAGTTTCATTCGGCTCACCAAGAACCTTGGGACTGCAATTCTGATATCAATGTTCAAGTTTATTCTTGTGGATAGCCTTACGAACGACCATCTGGAGAATAGCCTTGACATTGCACTAAAATCAAACGTAGTCCCACAGTTAGAGAACGTTTCAAAATGGTCATTGGAAGCCATGAGAGCCTTTGCCTGTGAAGATATAACTGACTTTTTCAAGAACGTGAGTCCAGACTCTGTAGACTTCAACAAATATGAGACAGAATTTCTGAAACTCGTTCACCTTTATCTAAATAAGGACAATATTCAACACAGACTAGAAAGATTTAGGAAAAAAGATGTAACTGAGGAGGAATGGAGGAGCTACGACCCTTGGGCTGGAAAGACAAGACCAAAGTTGCCTCTTTTCAGTCGCTCCCTCACAGAACTCATACAAGAGATCCAGCTTATGTAAACAGGTGAGAGCCGCAAGTTGTCAAAGCAGCTTCTCCTTAACGAAATAGAACGGATTTTTATCGAAAATGAAGAAAAACAAGAGAACATGGTAGATGAAAAATATGCCTTTACGAAATACCCTCATTTGCTTTCCCTTTTTGAGCATTACAAAGTCAAAGGAGAGAAATGGCATCAGCTAGTGAGGGAAGTTGCCGTCTTTCCAAAAGACGACCTTCAATACATGTATGGTCGGACAATGCAGCTTCTCAGACGGTTCCTCAAAGACGTTCGCCTATACTTTAGCGTGAAAACAGAAATAGGCACGTACACTCTTCCCGACAGAATTTCCGATTTGAATCGACTTTTTGAGCTTTACATTGAGTTCTTCACCGTGATATACCCAAATATAAGTAAAAGGTTGCGCTTTGAGGTTCATTCCCAAGAGCAAGAGTCAAGAATCTTGCGTGGCCGAGTCCTTTGGCCCAAAACGATAGAACGTTGCATCAGTGAAGGCGACCACACATGTCCAACAACTTTTGCCACGGTTATGCAGAGATATGAATTTGAGACGCCTGAGAACATATTAACGATTCTCTCAGTACTAAGACTCAAACAGGATTCACTTTTTCTGCTACGATACAATTTCCAAGACCCTCTTTCAACCGGAGAGCGGGCTATACTTGGCAAGATCGTAGATGGCTGCGACAACATTCTAAGAATAACATTGCTTAAGGAATTGCTTCCTCTTGCAGCAAAATACGTGACTATGAGGTTTGAAGACCCTCGGATACTGCTCCTAGAAAACCAAAGCTATACAAGGCTACGTGGCGAACGTGAAACCAATCCCTATTTACGCCTTCTGCAATGGATACAAAAATACAGAGAGCTAAATCTACGTTCAGTCTCAATAAACAAGACGAGTTTTCCTGTTGATCGTCTCCAGAATTTAGATACTATGTTTGAAGTTTGGGTACTGTTCGAACTCTTGGATTATTTTCGAACCTATGAAGGGGCAGAAATAACAATTGAACGAATGCCACAGAAATTCAGAATTTCAGCACACGGAACGGATTTCATCCTTTTCTATGAAAAGGCATATTCAGGTTGGGCGATAAATGCAAACCCTGATTTTTCAATCGAGAAAAATGGTGAGCTGAAGATTATAATGGATGCCAAGAACTGGCTCCAACCAAAAACCGAAGCCGTCTATAAAATGTTAGGCTATTTAAATAACCTAGATGGGACTATTGGAATACTCTTCTTCCCCAATGAGGCTTCTTTGGGCGGCGAACGAATTTTTGAAGGACATGACTTGCAACATCATAAAAAGCAATTACTTTTCAATTGCGTTGTAAAACCGTCCGGTTCTGAAGAGGCAATTCATCGGAAACAGGATGCGCTTAAACAGACTGTTGGGATAATATTCCAGAATCTCAGCTAGTTTCGAAAACTGAAACTCAGCATGACCCGTTCCCTTAGATCTGCAACCTCTATACCCAGAAGAGCAAAAATTGGTAGTCAAAAAAGGTTAGCCATGAAGGTAGAAACCGCTCATCAAGGTGGAACAACAATAGAGGAAACGCTCGCGAGCATGTGACATCCTTAAGCGCGCGCCCGTTGGATGGCAATTCATGCTTTCTACCTTCTACGTCTTCCAAACAATATCCACCCGAAAAAGTGAACGATAAGTCCGATAATAATCCATGAAATCAAGAACATAATCGTAGAATCATCATAGCCTAAAATCCGATCTGAGATAGAACTTGCCCAACCTAGAAGGTTAACAGCGTTCAGACTAGCAGTCAAAGTTAAAGCACCAAAAGTCTTTGTTCCAAACAGCGAATACAACATTCTTTTTCCCTTGTAGGCAACTGCTACTCCGAGAATCACATATAATGCTAGGATGAAACAGATTATTATGGGTAAATCATTTGAGCCTAGAAACAACGCTGTAAAAATAAGATTCATGATAACACTCATCCACGCTGTGTAGTATCTTTCCCATCTCACACCATATCCAATACTCACGAAGGACATGAGAATATTTGACAAGAACGGAGGCAAAAGAGGCAAGACTTTCACCTGTTATTTTTTCTATCATGGACTTGATTGATCGACTTATTCTAAATGTTCTTGTTTGGCTATGTAAAGATGTTCTCGGTTGTGATATGGAGAGAACATGTAATCTAATACTGAGATGCCCTGATGATAAATCGAGACGGCAATACATTCAAAGCAAGTTCAAGGAATCTGGTAGTCCATTGTCATATTAGCGCGCACGCTCCAGAATAGGTAGACTTTTGTTTGCATTAGGAAGCCACATATTTTGATCAGGCTTGCAAGCTTGTCTAGGTTCGCATGTGCTATTTCTCGTTTGTAGGCTTCTTTCTTACCAAAAGGAAGGTGATAGGAGAAGCTTTTCAGAAATCTTGTGTGGCTGTGCTTCACGAAAGCCTCTCTTATTCTGGCCACTTGTCCACTGTCTAGGCTCTGAAGCTGGCCTAGAACGTAACTCATGCTGCTTAATAGTTGAGGGTTAAACTCGAGGGATTCCAAGACCGCCAACAGCTTGAGGGCTTCTTTGGACGGTTGCTGCTCGGCTATCTTCCTCATTCCTGCCTTCTCTGCGAACGGGTTATACTTGGCCATGACCGCACTCATCTCAACATAGTCTGTGCCTGCCAAAAGCAGCGTCTCACGCACGAGTCTAGACCCTAAACCTACAGTCCTGTACTTTGGGTGAACAACTACGCGGCTGATTATGCTCAGTTTCTCATTCAATTCTTTCATGGACATTTTCGGAAGGACAAGCCTGCGTCCGAAGCATGCAGAGGGCGGATAACAGTAGACTATCACGCCGCACAGTTCCTCACCGCGCCTCAGACAGAAGATCTTGCGTGGTGCAGCAATCTTGTGGCTTCGATAATGAAAACCTGCTAGACTCCTCCAATCCGCAGTCGTGCCAGCCTCAATGTGCATTTCCCTGACCAAACTGCAATCAGTCGAGGGCTCGTTTGGGAAGTATTTGACAGTGATCTCTTTTCCAAACCGTTTGTGAACGTGAACGCTGGGATGCAAGTCTTCAAACAGGTCCGTATGTGTTGTTGCTGCGAGGACAGATTTGCCCTGTGCACGCGCAAGCTTCTGAAGATTGTAGCCCACGATTTTAGCCGTGTCACGATCAAGCGTTGCAGCAAACTCGTCAAGGATCCAGAACTGCGCCTGGCTTTCAATCATCCTTGCTATTTTGTAGCGGTATTTCTGGCCATCGCTAAGCTCAGTAAACCTTCTCAAGAAGAGAAAAGCATCAGAAAGACCAACCTTGCTCAGAAGCTCAAGAGCTTCATTAACACTCTTGCCAACGGTCTCGACAAGAGGTTTATCCTCTTCAGGCTTCACGTCTGCAATATTCACCGCACTGAAGCCGGACTCTTCCAAGTCCTTCTGCAAAGCCTTCAACAGGACACTCTTGCCTGAACCTGAATCCCCAGTAATGTAAACGACATCTCGAGGGCCCAATTTCAACTCAACATTATCGTAAAGAACAAACTTTTCCCAATGGTCGAGACCTAACCCGAAGCCCTCAGCAACAGCTACAACTCTCTCAGAAGGCTTAGGTGCTGCTGTCGCATAGGCAATGTTGATGACAAAGTTGCCTGTCTTCCTGTCAAAACGTCGCCTGAAGCGTCGAATGTGAAAATACTCTTCGTTAAGCCTTCTGCCCACATGCTTCACCCCTGCTGTGAAATAAGAATGCCCGTAACAGTGCCCACAAGACCCATGATAGCAGCGAAAATCTCACTGTTCCAACTGTGTAATGCGAAAAGATGTGCCACTTCCATGACTGTCAAGCATGCTGTCATTCCAATCGAGAATTTTACAGCATAAACTAGCCTCTCGTTTGGTTCCTCGATAATAGCAATGCCCCTAGGGCCCCTCTTGACACGTTTGCGAGTAAGAGCCTTTCTAACCCAGTCAGACATGATTCTTCACTCGCTTCTGATAATAATTATGATGATAAGCCCTAGTTTCAAAGCGTGTCCGCCCGCCACGAATGAAACTGTTCACAAGTTGCTCCGCCATCCTACATTCAACGCTGGCTTTCGTTATTATGCAAAAACTAATGGTCCAAGCAAGTGGTATGCTCGTGTAGTCAATGTCGAACAGGCGGTCAGAATAGCAATAAGTGTTTTGCGCCAAAACTATATGCTTACTCTTCTGGCCTAAGACACCTATAAATATGCCCCAGCTCTTCACTGGAACATCAACAGCAACGCCGCTGCCTAAGCTCTTTCCTACGCTTGCATCACACCATTCAACGCGAACAAGATCACCCAAGCTAAGCTTTCTAAGCTCATCAACAATTCTGCGTTTCAACCTCACTTTTCACCTTTCCAAATTTGCTTTTTTGCACGAATACCTACTTCATAACACAAGCACGTTCAGATTTTCTGGGTCCGATGCTTTCAGGTTCAATACGGGCTGACCCAAGCTAAGCAAAACACTGCCTGTTTTGGCAAGCTTGATCTCCCAGACTGTCTTCCCAGTTAGGACGAATTTCTTCGTGTATGTTTGATAGCCTGCCTTCGTAATTGCAAGCGTATGTGGGCCATAATCCTGCAATGTATTGCCGTTAGCCTGGTTATAGTGACCTCGGCTAACGGTCTGCTTTGCAATGCTCCCGTTTGCATCTGTTGTTATGCTGAAAACTTGGTTTCCGTCCCTGTCGGTTAGGGTTACTGTCGCGCCGTTGATCGCATTGTTGTCCTTATCTGTCACTTTCAAGTCGAAGCTATATTGTCGGTAGACGACGGCAGTGGGTGAGCTGACCCATAATAGTGCCCAGGCGCTCAGCGTACAATCAATTAGGTAGTGGTTCACAGCTGAGCTCACGATTGTTAGTGCGTAACTATTGAAATTGGCAAGCGAGCAGTTTCTCAACGTTGCTGATGTGCTGCCCAGCCTAATCCCCCTATCACTGCCGAAAACGTTAACATTGTTGAAAGTGTTTGCGCCATAAGTAATGATGCCATACATAGGGCTTGCAGCTTTGGTATCTTCAATGCCAAGATTAAATGCGTCAACGCTTGTATTCACGATTAGCTCTGTTTGGCCTGTGAAGAGGCAATTCCAGACGTTTGTTCCTGCCCAGATTTCAACGTAAGCACCTGCTAGACTGTAAAAACTGCAGCTGTACAGGTTAATGATTCCAAGGCCTGCATATTGGCTTGTCATGAATCCGGAAGGTGTTGCGTCATCAAGATAGAGGAAGGAGCAGCCGTCAGTCGTATGCTTCAGTGTTGCGTCAATGACTGTCCCAAAAGTCACCGTAGCGGCTGTTCTTACGAGCATCCATGCTCCGGCAGACCACCACCCCTTATTCAGAATAATCATCTTGTTAGTGTCAGTGAGATATGTCGTTGTTGAGTTATCGCCTACATAGAGCCGGCAGTCAAAAGCGAAAGTGTTCGTTCCAAGCTTCCATACCACGCCCCACTGGCCTTGCTTTACTTCGTATGCAAAGCTTCCTGTCCCGCTGAACACTGTAACTTGAGATTGGGTTAAGGTCGCGAAGTATTTGGTGGCGTAATATGTGCCATTTCCAGTGATTGCTAGATCCTCAGTCTGAGCGTTGCCAGCCGTGTCCGTTCCGACAAGCCTAACTGTTGCAGAAGTCATATTCGTCCAAGCAGTTACGACTATGTAGAGATCCTGCTTTGCACCGCCGAGCACAACTCTATCCGTTGGTCTTGCGTTTCTAGTGAGAGCTACTGGGTTTGCGTCTATTCCGATTATTCCTGTCCTAGCATGAAGGCTTAATGTTCCGGCTTTATCTGCGTTCCAGATGTCAAGGAAAGTGATTGGTGCAGACTGAGTGCCGCCTGTCATGTTGATTCGATTGTTCGCGACATCATAAGTGAATGTGCCGACCAAGAAATTAACTCCTCACAATGCTTATCACATTGCCAGCGCTGTAGCTGAAAGTCAACGTGAAAAGCGTCGCACCACCCGTTTCCTTGAAGATGATAGTATTTATTGAGCCGTCGCCATTCCAAGTGAAATCAACTTGCTTAATCTTCTTGCCCGTCGGCGCAGCAGAGATGCTACTGAGAATCGCATCATGAATTGCCTCGCCACCCCAAACACTCAACTTGGCACACTCACCTTTTCCTTACGTTTTCCACGCATCTTCATCCATAACCGGTTCAATTTGAAGCTCTTAGGACGCAACTTCCCGAAGAGCGCGAGATTCCCGTTTTCGTCAAGCAGCATTATGATCTTCCCTTTTGGATTGAGGAAAGCGAGCCCCTTTCCCAGTTTGAGGTTTTCGGCTTCTGTGATGCGAAAATCATTTTTGAATATTATGTCTGTGGCATGCCAATTCGTGCAGTTTACGGCACCAGTTGCAAGACTGGAGGTTGTTATCCCTCCCGGGAATGTCATAATATCCATGAAATTATGGGGTATGCGCTCTTCAGCGAATGTTCCAGAAGTAACGGCGCTGGCACTATGCGTGTGTGATGATGGTGGGTAAGTGCTTGGCTTGTCTGGAATATTCGCCCAGAACGCGGCTGCAAAAAAGTCGGAGATCTTCGATCGACTCAAAGTTGGAATGCGGTCTACACCTAAGATGCCAGAAGTTATTAGGCCGGCGTCAGCTGATAGGTTTTGAATGACGCCAGCGCTTGTGATAACGATTGTACCGCTGAGTGCGAGGGAGAAACATGAAAAGTTGTTGTCAGTCCTAAGGTGAGTAGCATCAACGCGATAAAGGTTTACGTCACAACCGCCTGTGCCTGGACCGAAGTAGAGTGCTCCCTTTTGAAGAATCGCGCCCGGATAGGCGTCTGCGCCGCTGTAGAGGTTAAGCGGGTCTTTGAGGTTCGCTTGCAGGTTCTGAAGAATTCGAGCTGCAGTGATGACTTCAGTGGCTCCGATACGGAGAGCCAACGCGTCAAAGTTGTCGTCAGTCTTCAAGACCTCTGCTGCTGAACGATAGAGCTTGACATCTAGGGCAATGTTTCCAGCGCCAAACCATAGTGCACCTTTTACCATGTAAGCTGATGAGTAAGAGTCTCCTGGGTACCATAGGGCGAGAGAATCAATCATGTTGACGTATTTGACCCAGAGTTCGTACCAGTAGAGCGAAGAATCGCCTAGCTTGCCGTATGCTGCAGCTGTAGGACAAAAAATGTGATGAAGATTAACACTTCCCGCAATGTTTTTCGTGCGAAGGTAAAGACGATCAGCAACATCAGTGTAGGGACCAATGTACTTAGGTTGGATCCAGCCAGAAAGGCGGTCCGAGCCGCCCAAGCTTGGGTCTGACCATATAACACCAGACTCATCGCCCGCTTCATGCGTTGTCTTATGAGGTGGGGATTGAGCGGCTAAGACTGCGATTATCTGAGAGAGCGCTGCACCCTTCCCAAGCTTGACCCTCGCAAGCTTTTCAACCGTAACTGTCGTCGCTCTGAGGCCGTAAAGATAGTCTGCCAAGAGAGGCGGAACCTTTCCCAAGTCAAACGTGAGCTCAAGTGTTTGGCTATTTGCGTAGACGTGATAGTCAATTGCTTCAGTGCGGTAGTCTCCATTGATGTTTTCGTTGTACAAGTGTACGTGGATCTTGTCAGCTGCTAGGGGCGGCGTAAGGCCGTAATCGATGATTGTGCTCCTCATAGTCAAATATTCTGCAGGATCCTTCAGGTAAGCGAGCAAAGCTTTGGCCCTGTGGGCGCATTCGGCATCCGATGCCAATTCATCATCAGTTTCAGTGAGTTCACGGATGCCATAGAGAGCTTGGCTAGCAGAGTCTTGTTCTAACGCTGAAAATCTGCCATTCTTGAAGTAGAGCTGGTCGATATGAAGTGTTGAGCGTCCGAGCCCGCTTTTGGTCACATAACCCTCGATGTAGAAGAGAACCTTGTTTATGTTCTTCCAGTTTGGGCTGCCTGTCTTCGTCCAGGCAGGCGTCGTTCCAGACGCTGTCTCGTATGGTTTGCCGATTTTCTCGTCATGGTAAATCCAGCGGATGTCTGCAGCTTCGCTTTCGGTGAGGATGAATTCCTTCTGGAAGTAGTTGCTATCATCAGTCATCAGTTGAATCCTAATCTTGGTGCAGCGATATTCACACCCGGAATCCAAGTCTTCGCCCGTTGCTCTCAGTACAGCACATATGCTCTGATACCCGTAGTCGCCGCCGCATTCTATTGGCGATGCCAACGCATATTTTGCCCAGCCGCTCGTTGTTCCTGCTCGGCCTGTGCGGAGCTTTATGCTTGCAGTTCCAGCAACTTTGTCGCTTGAATCAGCCGTAAGTGTTGAGCCGCCTGCGTCATGTGTCCAGCTTGTTATCGTCTCAGTCCAAGCATCCATGTCTGAAGGGTTAACCTTCGCTGCCATCCCGTAAGCTATGATTTTGTTTCGGACCCTGAGAATGTCTTTCTTGTAACTGCCAAATTCACCCTTGTCAACAAGGTTTATCGACGCGCTCTTGCTGTTCTTTGCGAAAAACTCAAACTTCCCGTCCGGCGCCACGCGAAAATCGTAGCCTATGACGCCGGCCTTATCGCTGCTTTCAGCAACGTATTTCAGGACATCCCAAAGAGGAGTATTCTCGTATTCCAGCTTGTTAAACGTCGTGTCTGTATCTTCGACAAGCTCTGTCCCGCCTCTGTTGTGGCTCAGGTTGGCGTAGTTGTCCATGAGGTCCTTGACTACGGCTTCGCCCTTGCTTGACGAATAGTCTTTAGTGATGACTCGCCTGAACAGTTTCTCGCCAAAGCACCTGCCTGAAACAGTAACGTAATTCTCATCGGGGTTAGGATGTTCATATTCGACGCTTTCAACGTGGCAAGCTATTATTGGTGGCAGGTTTGAGCCGCGGCCAATGTTTATGCTCCCATCCAAACCTACAGTGATGGGAGTTGTTCCGCTTGGACTATATTTCTTGTCCCAGTTTTGCAGTTTCACACTGAAGGATGATACTTCTTTTGAGCAGCCTAGATGAACGTTGACGTCTACGATGTCGCCTTGGGGCGGAGTGACTGAGCCGAAACTCATGCTTACGACGGGAAGGGGAACGCTCAACTATTCTACCCCATGGCGATACATTGCTTCTTCGCCTGCCCTGGTTATGCCATGCATCTTCGCCGGAGTCTCAGAAGCAGCTTCATTGTAGCCTTTAACAGCTGAGGTTGCAGCATTCATGTTCGCTGCGAAGACTGCTACTGCCGCTGCAGCAGCAACAAGCACGCCGATCCCTATTCCCGTTAGAGCGATCGCCGCTGCCTGGCTAATGTTGAAAGCGTTCTGGGCTGCCGTTGCGATAGCCAAGAATCCTGAATGTATCTTGTGAGCTATACCTGAGAGACCCAGGACTGACGCGTTTGCTGTTTGTGTGGCAGTGTTTACGGCTACCGAGGCCGTGTGCCCGGTCGTGAGAAGTGTGAGGTAGGACTGCATTCTCGCGAAAGTAGAAATCGTTGTGATGACAAGCATTATAGTGCGTACCCATTTGGACGTCTCTTTATCTATAATGCCGAAGTCAGCTGCAAGCGTAGTCAGATGTATCCCCATCGAGCCCACAGTGCTTATTGCCCTGGCAACTGATGTTAGGCTTACTTCAACGGCCTCACATGTAGGTGTGGCCTCATTGACGCCGCGAATAACGAAGTTGATTTCTCCCAAACTCATTCTACTGCTGCCTCTCTTGTTGCATGTTCGAAACTTGATTGAAGGATGGATAGAAGCCTAGGCGCCGTCTCGGCAAGGGCTCGCGTTAAGAAGTAGCGGGGCTGAATGTACCTTGTTCCGAACTCTTGAAAATAAGCGTAGGGCACGTAGCAGCCAACTTTGATTATCCAGCGGTATATCACCTGAGCGTAGATGCTCTGCATCAGACGCCCCGTTCGAATCGGCGCCAGGACCTTCGCACGCCACATCATGTCTTCAGCCAACTCAACAAGGCCCTGTTGGACTTGCTCCTGCATGGCCTCGTCAAGCCGCCTAATCTTGCGGGAGAAGCTTTCAATGTCGCTGGCTTCAACTCTGATCTCGATGCTCAAAATGCTCTGCCTCTGAACGTGTTTGTCTGCGGTTTGGCTTTGTCTAGTTCCTCTTGCGCTTGCCGGTCCATCTCGCCGAGAATAAGCAGAAACTCATGGACCTTCTTTGCCGGCTGCGCATCAAGCTGCTGAACGGTCCAACCGAATTCTTTGCATAGCCGAAAGTCTGCGAGGGCTGGATGTGGCTTTCCACTCCTCATCGCCCTCAAGAGTTTTTTGTTTCATCAGGTCCTATGCTGTTGAGCCTGTTTGCTGCTCTAGCCAGAAGCTCGCCCAAGCCTATTGGGATACCATTGTCTCCTTCGCTCAGAAATCGTTCAAGCGTTATCGGCTTGCTTGGCGGCTGCTCCTTAAGGCTTGCGAGAAGGGTTTCTGCTTGAATGGCCACGTGATCGATGTTAATGACTCTTCCAGTTTGAGGGTTGTAGTGCGTGTTTTTCGTTATGATTCTGCTGCGTTTCGCCCAAGTGATCTCTTGGAGAACGTATTTTCCTTTGAACTCTTCGCCGTAGGTCTCATCTACTTCAACTATTGTTGTTTTCATTTTTAGTAACCTACCGAAAGCGTTAATGATCTTGCTGTGAACGGGCACTTAACCGGGACGAGATCCTCAATCTTAGTTAGAAAACTCGCGGAGCTCCACTTGCAGCCAGCAAACGTGAATTTATGTCGCCCTTCCAACGTGCTTACCATGCCTATTTCCAAGGTGAACTCTGTGTCAGCGATGATATCATCTGCCTCTGCTTTACTCTCGAATTCGAAGATTAGCTCGCCGTCGATTGCGCGGTGCCTTGGCTGCAGGTACATCAGCACATCAGCTCCCGTTGCGCCACTTGGATCCCTGAACACCGGGACCCGCTTCAGATTGTTATTGAGTGTCCAACGCCAGTCTGTGCACCTTAAAAGTAGGCTTCCAGCCTTCTTGATGTAAGTGTCTACCCAACTCACGGGGGCTTCAGCATATGGTGTGTTAGCAGTATTGATTTTCGCTGTTCCCGTTATGGGTCTCTGAGCCCACAGTTCGCTGCTTACGATAACGTTCTGCTCCATTCCGCATGCCATTTCAATCTTGTTGAATTTGCAGCCTGCGAACTGCAGTGAGATGACTCCTCCGCTTGGAACGCCCGTATAAGCAGCTTCAATGTACATGCTGTCTCCTTCGGAAGCATTCATGATTCCGTGCTCGATGAACTCGTATGGCCTGTAGGTTTGCGGAATATGCTTGACTTTGAGTATTGGTGTCTGTAAGCCCTTCTTGATGAAGTACAAGTCGCGGCTGCCAACGCCTGGAACCTTGATGTTTGACCGTTCTATAAGCGGTTCGAATTCTTCTGCTAGAAGCTGAGGAAACCAGAAAGGCGCGCCTGGCAGCTGGCCATAGGTTGATTCTAGGCACCATGCTAGTATTGCTTCATGTGCTCCTAATGGATGTGCCATTTCAAACCACCATTATCATGTTTTTGTCGGGTAAACCTTGACGTAATAACTGACTCCTCCGATCTTGATTTCAACAATCTTCGGAGTCCCGCTTAACGTGGCGTCAGCCAAGTTTTTGGGGTCTTGCAGGAGCTGGTCATTCAGTAAGATGTCACGGTTCGTATCTATGGCACCCGGACCATACGCGCCAGCTGCTCCTGCTTTGATTTCAAGGTACTTTGTCACATTCGTCTTATCCAATCCTGTACCGCCAATGTACAGGGGCCCAATGATGTTTACGTCGCGCGTTGGACACTGGATATTCGGCCCACCTGCATTGCGCTCCATTTTTCCGCCAAATATCTCAAGTATCTCAAGCCCAGGATTCAACGTACTGTAGATGTTGGGCGCATCTGTAGAGTTTATCTGGCCGCCGACGATCGTTAAGCCGCTTGCTTGAACGTTTTGGATCAGTATGTTTGGATGTGTGCCTATTGCGCCGTCGAACCAGGGACCGAGAAGCACGACTGAAGGCCACATGGCATACGGGCCTGTCCCGCCTTCAAGTATCATGTGCGCTTGGAAACTAGCGCTCCACTCAACTTTACTCGCGAATAGGCCGCTGTGGAATTTTGCGTGCCAAATATTCTTCAAGTAGACGTCTGCTTTCTTGTGGAAGCCGAACCAGCCATCAAAGAAGTTAAGCTGGCCGCCTGTCTGGTATCCATCTCCAGGCTGACCTATGCGAAGCCCGTAGTCGCCGTAAAGTGTAACAGGGCTTGACTCTTCTTTGCGACCATCACACCAAAAATCAAAGAGGCTACTGTCCTCGCAGCCCGTTAAGTCGATTTGACAGTCTGTTGCTCCCCAAAACTTGGAGTGCTTTATCCTATGGACTGGAACCCAGTCAGCATGCATGCCGTCAAGGCATTTTGTCGCAAGCCCATAGCCGTTGAGGAAGACGCCGTTAAGATGGAATGCCCGGACCGACCGAATGTCAATCACACGTGCCATGGCCGAATGAGCTCGGATCTGTGCGCCATTGCTCATTATGCTGATATCATCTGATGGAGGGACTATAGGTTGATCAATGAGGAAAAGCTCGTTCTGCAGCCAGACGCTTTTGTGCCCAGCGTTTAAAGCTGCTTGTACATTGGCGTAGTCTCCGCTGCTCCCTACCACGGTGTCAGGCATTACTGTCTTGTGATCGTGCAGATCGTCGACAATCGCGTTTATGTATGCTGGATCTCCTAGATCCCCGTTTGAAAGATGGTTTGGGTATGTTACCATTCTTATTCTTGCTCCTGTCCATAATGAGTTGTTTCGACCATTACCAAACGATGATAGAGCATAGGGCTCCCAACTCGGTCATCATCTCGAGTGTTCACTTTCTTAAGAAAAGTCAGGTTGCCGCCGGGCTTATGCTCGTTCACCTTTATTATTTCCTTGATCTGCTGGATACTATTCGTGCAGACGTCTTCGCCCTTCATGTTCAGCTTGTCCTTGGTCCAGACGCCCACCCGGTACGTGCCCTTATACTCAAAATAGGCGACTGTAGCGATTCTCCGAGCCTTCTCAGTTTCTCTTCCGATCGTGATTGTAATGTCAAATTTGTCTAAGCTTGAGATGATTTCTTGCTCGGGCAACTCGAAGACAACCTGACAAAGTGTAGCGGAACCGTCATCTTTCTCGACTCTAAAGTTGTCTCTGAGTAGCTTTAGAATCGTCGTCTTAGGATCCTCAAATACCATGCTCTTACCATCCCCACTGCTCGCAGAAGCAAACTCGAAACATGAACAGTTTGCCCATCATCATCTCCTGCGGCCGAGACTTCACCTCATACTCAGTGCCATTCCAGACTACACGGTCCAGATGCTTCAGGCCGTCAAGAGCGTAAACCCTGATGGGAGCGTGTACTCGCGCTCCAGGATGCAACCATTCAACGGCTCCCGGCTGAGACTGAACCAGAACGTCAATGTTGTGATCCACGAAGCTGTAGGTGGGCTTCCCAGTCTCAGGATCCACGCTTGTTTCAACGCGCTCGCGCCAAACAACGCTGACGCTGTCACTATTAACTGCTTTCAGATCCTCCAAGATACGCGTCAGTACAGAGGGGATTTTGTATATTCCCCAGCGGAACGCGCCCCAGTGTGTCTTTCCCCAAACTGCAGCTTCACTCATTTTTGAGCAACCCGTTAACTAGCTTGTGGACCTCGCAGGACGGGCAAGCTGAATAGTCCGTTTGCCCGCAACTCCTGCAGAGGAGCATGCTGAGCTTCTTCAGCTTTTCAATCATGTTTTCTCGCCCATACAGCAAACGAGATCTCCAGTTGGAGAAAGGAGAATTGGTGTTGATGGATGAAAGGCTGCGTGGGTTTCGAGAACATTATCTAGCGCTAGATAATGTTAGCCGCTAGCTCGGACAGACTACTTCAACGTCGTACCCGTCGTTGATGAGCTGCTGAAGCTCAGCGCTCGTCAAAACCTTCTTTGTGCCGTTGACCTTGGCAACAATGTAGTTGCCCTTGCCTAACACGTGGTTCATGGATTAATCAGGCCTCCGCGATAGGTGGGAACTTCGTCAGCTGCACTTGCCTCAGCAGCGATTATGGGAGTTGCGAAGTTGACAAGCATTGCAGCCAGATCATTCTTGAAGCCTTCAACAGCCTTTTCAAACGCTAGCCGTCCGATACTTGCCTTCGTAACGTAAAGGTCTCCCAGCCTATAATCAAAGGCGCCCAACAGCATGCCGCCGCTTGCGGCCACGAGAATTCGGAGGCACGCCATCTCGAGGGCTGCTAGCTTCGCCCAATCATATCGCTTACTGGTTGCATTAAGGTCAGAGCCCACGATGGCGTTCACGTAGGTGTTCGCGTGGCTAACGTGAGCCTCGAAGCTTGCCTGAGTGACAGACAAGCCGAAAACAGTGTACGTCGACGTGAGAGAATCATAACTAGCGTTAAGATGGGCTTGCACATCGCTAGTTGTGATATATGCTACTGTCATGAGTTTGAACCTCGATGAATTTGGAAACTAAAAAGGGGAAGAGAGAGGAGGGAATTAAAACCCCTGAATTCTGCGACTACGGCTTAGTCGGCGTAGTGGGCGGCTTCTCAGGTGCCACTATTTGTGTTGGCACGCCTGCAATTTCTGTTACGGCAATGCCCTGTCCAGCTGCGACTGCCAAAGTCGTCATTGAAACAATAGAATTAATGCCAAGTGCGGTGCTTGATGTTATGGCTGTTTGCGCACTCTTGTGGAGATATATTCCGTAGAGTTCTGCGATCACGAAGCCCAGTGTAGCTACACCGCCGAATATCAGGGCAAACTCAAGGATCGCTCCTTGGTCATACACAAAGCTATTCGCGGTAGAAACCACAGCAGTTTCATTGTCAGCCGCAAAAGCAGGCTGACTGGCTGAAACTGTGATTGCCATAGCTACAAGGACCAGCAATGCCGCTAGAAGAATTTTCAATTTCGTGTTTTTTCACCTCTTAGGCTTGTTTCCCCCACCCCGCATGTGAGTGGGGAATGAAACAGAAAAAAGAGGGTGAGAATGCTGTGAAAACAATCTACTATGCTGTTGCTAATCCTGTTACTTTGAAAATTGCTTCTCCATTCAGCACAACAGGAGCGTACCTCGTTGTCAACGTTACGTCGACGGAGTCGAAATCCTTCTTGATTTCCAAGTCAGTCAGCAAGGGCCGTTTGATTACGAAGAAGCCCATAGGCGCGTAGGATGCTGAAAGGTTCGATCCTGTGCTGAGAATATATGCCGTGCCTGCGCTTACCACATTTGTCACGTGTACTCCCATGCCATAGATCTCGCCGATCATGCCTGTTTGCATTACGGGCTCGCCGTACTGCATGTGCAAGCTGAACTGGGGCAGGTACCTGACGTCTCTGGCGTTTATGGGGTTCATTATCATCCTGTCTGGGATGAAGTTGTACGCTTCGATTTTTGCCCTCGCGTTGAGAATGTCCTTTGTTCCCAGGCCGCCGCTGATCGTGAACTCTGTGCCCGTCGCACCCAAACTGATGCCTGAGCCTGCTGAAGTACCTCCGGCTGCTGCGCCGATGACATTCATGCAGTCAAGGTCAATAGTGTAGGCCATACGTCTAGCAAGCCTGCGCAACTGGTCTTCGATCACTGGGATGTACAGGTCTTCAATGTTCTCTCGGCTTATGCGCTCACGTAGGCCCTTCTTGTAAGGCGTGACTGTTACGTTTGAGTATGGCGTGAAGTCCATCGGGATTTCTACGCCTTCGCTTACCTCGCTGATTGCAGCGCTCCTGGATCCTGACTGCTTGACGAATGTTGCGCTCTTGCCGGCGACAAGCGGAAACTCTGGGAACATGCTCTTGACGACTAGCGCTGGCATTGTCAGCTCGATGATTTTCTTGTGCAGTGCTGGGTACGCTACTGCTCCTGTGTCAACCCATGTTAAAGCATCACGAACAAGACTCATACATGATCACCTATGTGTCAAGGATATACGCTGTGCCGCCGCTTGCGGCGCCTGCAAAGGCAACGCCTAAGACTGACATGGCCTTGTTAATTGCAGCTGCTGTTCCTGCGCTAGTGTTGCAGTCGACTGCTGTAATGGGCGCGATTGTCTGCACTGTTCCGCCTGGGCCTGACCCCACCAGATCGCCTGCAGTGATTGCCCCATACGCTTTACCGCGCAGTAGTCCCCTGCATACGATACTAACTTTCTTGCCGCTTAATGCTGACGTGAGCGCTACACCCGTCCGTTTTGTGCTTGGGTTCGTTGTTGGCTTCGCAACTGTCCAGTCTGCGGTGATCTCAACAAATTGGCCGACTGTGATGTCTTCGCCTGCTGTTGCCGTGATTATGTATCGATCAGATACGAGCGGTGTTGTTCCCTCATAGATTGGTGTACTCATCGTACCTCACCCTAGCTGAATCCTACGAGGCGCTTGTGAGCCTTGAGCATGTCCTTAAACCAGTCGAAGTTACCCAGCGCGTCCTTGTTGATTTCGTCGACTGCAACGATCCCTCTGCCGGATGCCCTCTGAGCTTCGCCAGCTTTAGGAGGAATGTTCGTGTCATCTTTGCCTTTGCCTTCTTGAACTGGTTCGGCTTGTTCACTGTTCAGTTTCTTGGTGAGCTCGCTGATCTTCTTGGCTAGATCTGCCTTTCGCCCTCTCTTGGCTAGTTCTGATTCAAGCTCGCCGATCTTCTTCGTCAGTGCGTCTAGTTCTGCGTCTGATGCTGTGGATCCGCCTTGCTTGATCTGCTTCTCAAGCTGCGTTAGCTGCTGCATGAAATCTTCGTATGTCACTTGTTTCGGCGCCTGTTCTCCTGGTGCCACGTTGACTACTCCTTGTGCTTGATGCGGAGAAGCCTGTTGCTGCGCATTTTGTGCAGACAAAGGCTTCACCTCCTCTTTCTTTGGTTTGTTTTCAGGTTCTTGCAGGTTTCCCTTAGAACCCACATCTTTGTTATCTTCCGATAACCGTGAAAAGTTCTCCAGAAGCGCGGATTGTTGCTCATTCATGGCTGAAGAGAACCCCGTAGGCTTGAACGTCGTATTCTTGTAAGCGGGACTCGCAACGATGCTGAGTTCCCTGACGCGAGGTTTATGTACGATCTCCCATGCTCCTGGGCAAAGGTGGATCATAACGCCTTCGTTTCTAGTAGGCTTCTTACACTTGCTGCATTCAACTTCGTCGCTGTCAACTTGGATACTGACGTGATCCACGTAGCCGCGCAGGATTTTCTCGATAAGTTTCTCGTCTCCAACTTCGCCCTTAAAATAGACCTCTTGTCCATGACGACCCGCTTCGGGCACTTTGCCTACGACCATAAAAACGCTTTCTGCATGATCTGCACGCAACTGGGCGCCTTTCAATGTCTCAAGCAGATAATCAAGATCCTCTTCAGGTACTTGCCACTTATTCGCGTTCACGCTGGTATCTATGGCGGTGCCTTCAATGTTCAAAAGCTTATTCTGCAAGGCCGAAGCAATATCTTGGTTGCCTTGAGCCTTAAACGGCACAAAATACCTCAACTGCATTCTAGGTCACCAAAACCCCACGTTTACCCTGCGACCGTAACCAAGCTTCCTGGTACGCCCTAAACGCTTCAGCATCAAGCCAACTCTTTTCAGGCCTAATCTGACTAGACTTTTTACTACTCATTTCCAAGTCACTCTACACTCGAAATGTTAACATAAGCATTCATGACACGGCGCCGGTACTCGTTCCACGCCTTGAAGTCTAGGAGGGTCCGGATCTCGCCCTTCAGGTGGCCATCAAGCCACTTACGCACTTCCTCGGCAGTCTTGAAGGATTCTTTCTCGAACATGTAATTCTGGATCTCCCATCGGTCACTATTCTTCACTTTCCCGAGTGTGATCTTGACGCCTTTCCCAAGCTCCTTCACTCTGAACTTCTCAAACTTACCCGGGTCCTGAACCCGGTACCGCCAGACAGTTTTGTCCTCTTCCAGGCCGGGCATGATTAGTTCGCCAACCATTCGCATATTGTGAGTAGGCGCTTCAGAAGTTGGGCCTTCATGGTTTTGAGGTGCCTGCTATTATCGATGAATAGCACGTACGTTGTGCAGTCTCCAGGCATCACAATCCGCATTTGCTTGTTGTAATGGTACTTGTTCTTGTCCATCTTACCGTAAAACCAACGTCTAACCCTGCAGTACGTGCAGCTGAAATGCGGCCTTCTCAGGTTATGTCCGCACAGTTTCTTACAGGCTAAGCTCATGGTTTTCATTCACCCTCGTAAACCTTCGTGAGTATGCACCGGCAGTTCGGGTGGACGTTTGGTTTGAAAACGCCATCACCAACCATATCGCCGTACTCAAACAACTCATACAGATCATCATCGCTCAAGACGTCGACGAGCTCACCATCATACGAGTCGCATTCATCACACGTCGCATCGTCTCGCATCGTAACAAACACCCAAAGGCTGTGCATCTGAGCGTAGAACGCGCTGAAAGCCCGGAACGCTTCTAATGCACTAGTCAGCCTCTGCAATGAGCCAACGCTTCCGCTTTTTCCTAGCGTTTAATCCTTGGAGTTGATGCTTAGCTGAAGGAGGATTCTCTACGATTTCGTTTTCACCTGCCGCGACTGGATAGCCGAGTTGCGCGCGCGCTTCATCCCTGTCAATTATGGCTCTGTCAATCAAGTCGCCAATCAGTTTCGCTTTATCAGTCAGGTTTGGCTCCCAGATTGGCTTCCACTTCACCTTCGGAACTTCAAGGCCCTCGCCGAACTCATGCTCGATCAGCTGCTTGAACAAGAGAGTTTCAAGGGTGTCGCCGATTATTTCCTGCATCATCCGAAGCCTGGTAACGTACTCTTGCATGACGACTTCAGCGGTAGCCCTGTTTGTGCCCTCACTTTTACCCATGAAAATCTTCGGAACCCCAAGGACAGCTTCGCGTTGCGTATAGAGATAGTCAAGCCACCACTGAATGTTCACGTCCTTCGTCAGGCTTGGTATGACATCAACAGCCACGTCGCCACGGACAAACACATCAGTGGCAACTTTGCGATTCTTGAAAGAGTCAGCCAGCACTCCGAGTTGCGAGTCACTATATGGCTTTTCGGCCGTCCCTCCTTTTACTACTAGCATTGGCTTAGCGTAAGTGTGAACGATAACGGCCATATCGTCTTCCATCTGATCAATTAAAGCCTGAATCTTCAGCAGCGGCCTCAATAGGCTCGTGCCGTAAGAGAACTCGTACCACCATGACTTGCTGCCCCACCGGAGATGCACGATGTCTTGAGCTGTGAAAGCTACAGGGGGAAAAGTCAGAAGCTGAATGTAGCCGAACACGTTTCCATAGGCGTCGCGACGGACGCGCATGTGCACAGGGTCAAGGGGCTTGAGCCACCATTCTTCAGGTGGCTGACCCTCTTCCCGGCAAATCTCTAGGTAAGCGTTGCCGAAGACAAGCTTATCGGTGCCAGCGATTCGCAGGGTTTCTGCAATGTTCTGTTCGTCAAGCCAGTCTTCAAGCCACTTTCTGACCTCGTCTTTTCCGCCTTCAAGTTCGAAGCCATTGCTTACTGCTAGGTTTACAGTGACATCAATTGCAGCTTTGATATACGGCGTGAAAGTGTAAAGGTCCTTGTATTTGGGTAGGTCTTCTATGGGTGTTGCTCCCCAAAGCCTTTCCCAGTAAGCCGTGTAAGGTGGGGTAACAAAGCCTGCTCCGGAGCCCTTAAGCATGTACTTGCTGACGTAGCCCCCAAGGATGTTGTCTGTTTTCCAAGACAGCTGGATTTCCTCTTCAAGTTGTCGCCTGCTTATGTCAGGTGCGACGTGACGTTGGGCGCGAAAGCTGGTAGCAAATTGTCTAACAGCTTTGCGCAGTCTAGTTGCAATTAGGCTCATGTTCAATCACTCTGAATGTGATAGCATAATCGCGCCTCTTCCACCCGGTGGAGTTTGCATAGCCGCATAAACCGCCAGAGCTAAACTCCAAAGCATATCATCATGGCTGTTTTCTGGGTGGCTGAACTGCAGATGCCCAATCTTGCTGTAAGAGTATTGTTGTTCATTGATTTGTTCACACAACTCCCTGTGATAGGGTATTGCCAGTCGGTTCTGTTCCATAGCTATCTTTAGTGTGGTAAGTAGACCCTCTTTCACTTCAATAGTGAACTTTACACCTTCAGCGCAGTTTATGCCTTGGTTGCGAATTTCCTCTAGAACCGGCTCACCCAAGCCTGTCTGATCCACAAGCATTTGGCGGAAAGCGAATTTCTGCTGTCCTCGGACTAAGTGGCCTATGACATTAGTGTAGGGCGTTTCAAGCGCGAATTGATGCATGTAAACAAGCCTAAGCGTGTCTCCTTCACGTTTCAGAACAGTAACAACACTATAGTCTTGCAGTTTACCAAAGTCGACTCCAGCGAAGTATTCTCCTTCAGGAAATGAAGCTTCGAGATTTGTCGAGGCTTCGAGATTGATCTTTTGGGCGAGCTCAACAGATCTGCGTATCAGATCTTGCGGGAAAAAGCTGTTAATGGCTTCAGCAAACTCGGCTTCATACTCCATCAGGTACGCTTCGCGAGTCATATTCTGCCGCATTTCGTCAAGAAACCCAGGCTTGATCAGCGGGCACTCGTTTGACTTGACTTTGTGCACGCTGTAATAAGGATTCATGAAAGCGCGATGGAAAAAGTGATTCCTGCCCCATGGTGTGCTGAGGAAGATGGCGTAACCATCAGTTGTGCTGAGCATCGGAAATATGACCCGTGTAATAACCTGCTCAGGCATGAACGCAGCTTCATCTGCAATCACCATTTGAGCTGAGTAACCACGCAACAGATTCTCAGAACAGGGCAAAGCCACTATGCGACTGCGATTGTCAAAGTGGATTAGTGTTCTTGTCGCGCGCACTACTCTTTTCCGCAGACGCGTGCTGTAAACGAAATAGCCTATGCGGTCAAACATTATGATGCTTTGACGGAGACTTGGACTCGTAATTAATACAGTGACATTAGAGTTTGTCTGTGCAAAGTAAATAGCTTTCATAGCGATTGCAGTCGTCTTGCCAGTTTGTCTTCCCATACAAGCTACTATGCGCTTGCTCTGGTCTTCAAGCACCTTTGCCTGATAAGGAAAAGGTTTCATGCCAAGAGCACACTCAGCAAAATTCACAGCCCCTTTGACTTGAACGTCTTCTTCACGTTCCAGTTGCCTTACTCTATCCACAATGTCATCAAGGACTCTTTGTGCTCTTCGCTGCTTGTAGCTCTGCCACAGCAACCCTAAGGTCTTCAATCTGTTTCTCAATTTTCTCCCACTTCTCAAAATTCGCTAACAACGGCCCATAATCCCTTGCAGCTTGGAAAATTATCCGAAACCGTTCAAGCCGAAGCTTGTCAACTACGGCCAAATTGCAGATCTGCTTGAAGGCAGTACTGAAAAGCTTAACAGTTTTTTCTATACTCAAAACGTCCCTAGCAGGGTGTACAGCTGGAACCATTGTTTTCTGCTTCTTTTGAGACGAAGGGCAAACGATCCACATTTGCCTCTTAATGGCCCTGTAGGTTCTGCCAGAGAGTCTGCCGCTATCGTAGACTTGCTGAAGGGTTAATCCCTGAGCAGCCATCTCCATTAAAGCTTGAATTTCCTCATCTGTCCAAGGCTTATCTGCACTCGTCTTCGATCACCTTTGAAAGCTTCCATTGCCACGGACGTCCATCAAAACTTCACCCTTCTCTACATCTGGCACATCACCCAACTCGATAGGTTCAGCCATCAATCCAATAACATCCTCACGTGAGAGCCTGCAGATTGTCTCGCATCTGACTCTGTCCCTAAAGCTGCTGAAGATTATAATTCTGCACATCGTTCTAAGCCGTCTCTCTTTCTCACTTCTTTTATGCGTCATAGTCCTCACTAGTGCCACTCAGAGGCGGCCAAACGTAGGGTTCTTGTAATAATAGTGCATTAGCGATTGAAAAGTCAGGCGGTACTCCGGTGAGTGAAGGAAGACGTCCCTTCTAACTACAAGAATATTCGACATTTATCTGACCTGGTTCTGTTAACTCTTAGAGGTTCAAGCCTTTCTCTAACGTGTGCTGAAGTCAGATTCCAAGAGTCAGAATGGGAAACAACAGGAAATTGACACTTAATTAGCGAAGAGGCTTTCTTTTTTGCTCAACACTTGAGGAACGAAAAGCAGACATGGACTCCAAGAACTCCTATTCCTCCATCAAATAGATTGACGTAGGAGTGGAGATATCTATCTCGTATACACAACTCTTTGCGATGCCGGTAAGAGATTGACAACAGAACCACGCATAGAATTGCTTGCTCAACAGTTTATCCAAGCATATCTGAGGAAAATCAGGCATTCATCATCAATGTTCTCATACAGAGACTGGGGGGTATTCCCGAGATATTGGTTTCATCCTATCAAGATCGGGATTTTTCAAACGAACACAAGTGATATTGCGGTTAGCTTCGGAGACCTTGCAAAAGCAAAGGAAGATAGGATGAGAACGATTCAGTGGAATGGTCGAATAGAGGAGAGCCAGTTTCCTAACCTCAACTACGAAGAATGGCCAATGTTTAATGTTCCTAGCGGGACTCATCACAGTATGATGAAAGGAGGCACGCTCTCAGTAGGCAACCATCCAGTCATAGTATTGGGGCAAGGAGTGGAGTTTAAACTGATGAATATCAGAGTCGAGGCGTGCGTAAGAGGCTATCCTCGAGAGAGAGAATTCATCTGGTTTTTCACTGATCCATGCAGAACATATCTAGTTAGTCAAGAAAGAGCAGAAGAAGAGGCTTTGCACGATTTTTGGGACACAATAGGCTCTATTGTCTTTACCAAGTTGGACTCAATCGCGGGGCGCAAGTTGAACTCCGACATAGTTAGTATTCTTCTTGACTCTGTCAACAGGCTTCAAAAGGAGTATCACTCATTGATAACACTGGAAGATATTGAGGAACAACGCCTTCAAAACTTCCTCGAGAATCACTTCTTTCTGATCGATCCAAATCAGAGTTACACTAAGGAAAAACGGCAGCTGGGTCCCTACTATCCCGACTTTGTCTTGAGATATGCAGATGGCAATATTACGTTTGTAGAGATTCAGCGGAACAATGACCCCTTCATAGAAAACGGTGCGCTATCCAAGGGTCTGAAAGAAGCGATCGGACAGTTAAGAAGCTGGTTCGAATGGATAAGCGCAAACCAGCCAGCGCTTTTTTCAAAATGTTCAGGTCTCATTATTATTGGTCGAAGGCCGGATTATGAGAAAAACAAAAAACTAATTGAGAAGGCCCTGTCAAATATGTTACGTCCTGTGAGACTAGTCACATACAATGACCTAGAGGGTTCCTTTGATTATGTAAAGAGCATGCTCAAGACAATGTGAAGGGTATACAACTGCAACATGTGTGTGCGCGCGGGTGCGCGTGCGGGTGCGCGGGTTTTACACACGTACGTAACTAAGAACGTAAGAAGAAACGTAGATACACACGTGGATACGTACGTAAAAACGTGTGTGTTTGGGGTAAAGTTTTATCCCCCCCCTCCTGACTACTACGACGACGTGAACCTGCCTGATTGAATTGAGGCTGGAGAAGGCAGGGCTGGAACGAACCTGCCCGCTGGAAAAGAGGCTATTAAAGGGCAGGGCTCATTCCCCAACCCCTGACTGGCTAAAGCCAAAGATAGAAACAATGGTCGAATTCTGTCGTCGCGTGCGCTACCGTTTTCTTGGCTATGGTTTTCTGAAATCGGTCAAAGCCTTCTGCAATTTCATTGCTGTATTGAAAGTGAGTTCGTCGCCTTCATATTCGCTTCGATAGAGACCTTGCAAGTTGGAAGGCAACTGCACCTTTTTGTCCACAAGCAAAATCACTTTCTTGTTGTACTTGAGGAAAGCTCCGCCGATTTCTATGAGAACATTAGGATTTATCCCGTAAGTTTCATCCGCTCTCTTTTCTTGTTCGTCCGCACTTACGTTTATTATTGCACAATCACAATCTCTCATCAATCCAAAAATCTTATCTGGAATCGGAATAGCAGTAGTTTCTGTTTCTTCGGCTACTACGTGTTGGAACTGCCCAAAATCCAAGATTTGTTTTATTTGGTCAACTATCTTCTTGTTCTTACTGTGAGAAATGAAAACTCGTGGTTTCTTGGTTTCTTCCGTTGCCAACTCTGCTGGCAATCCCTCTTTCTTTTTTTTTGCCTCTCCTTCCGCTTCTTCTTCACCTTCTCCTTCTGGCGAAACTATAGGAGTAGTCTCGAAAACGGCACGCGAAGCGCCTGCTACCTCTCTAATTATCCCAGAGAACCTTCCGTTCGTTACTATGAGATTATGGCACTCATCCACATGCTCAGGTGGAACATCAAACTCATCTTTCAAGAGTTTTTTTGCGTATTCGTCTGTGGGTAGTTTAGCATCGCGATATCTTTGGTAGAAACTCTGAAATACAGGTACTTTTTGGCAAGCTTCTTGGAGAAACGGTACTCTTTCCGTCCCTTTTGCCTTAACGACCGATTCTCCTAAGGGCGTGAGATTGATATATTCAGATTTCTCGTTTCCTTGTGTAAGCCCGTACTTGAAAGACGCACTAATTAAATACTTGAAATTGGTACTTTCAGGTTTTATTTTCAAATGGTCTGCGATGAAAATTCTTTTCATTGGTTTACCATTGTTCTGGTCTTGAATTGTCTGAGCAAACCTTAGAGCATCTTCCAGCGTATTTCTTGGAAAAGGTCTTTGCTTTCTGGATTCTGTCTCTTCGCTCATGTCCTCTCAACCGTTTTCCACAGTAATTGTTCTCCATATTTAACTCTTGCTGTAAATTCTTTTCGTTAATTGAAATGCATGTTAGCTCACGCTGCTAGAGGTTTACAATTGTAAAGTTTTATCCCACACACAAAATGACGCGCGCTAAGAACAACAACATAGGAAATACTCACTTCAATGTTGGACCGGCAACACTTCATGTTCTTCCAGACAAGAAAACATGTAGACCAAGCAACACTCCGCCACCAGCCTCCACCATTTCCACACCTCCAAATCAACTGAAACACGTGAACAACCAACATCGGCACCTAAGTGCGGCCACTCCTGACCCATCACACCTGCCACAGGGAAAGCCCTCACTCACAAGCAGGTCTAAGAAACCATGAATAGGCGTTTCCGGAATGTTCGGCAAAAAGTTAATAGGCTTCATTTTTCATTTCCATGTAGCTCGCCTTTAGGCGGTTGAAATTTGAATGCTTCAGAGAGACGCAAATACTGTGCATGCTTGTAGATATCGCGTTACGATGAGGAAGGCTTGAATATGGGACGTTACAGGCAAGTCGAAGAAATTGTTAAGCTCATGAATAGTCCTATGATAGTGCGGAACACTAGCATCATAGCGCATGTTGATCATGGAAAGACCACGCTTTCAGACAGCCTTTTGGCTGCTGCAGGCGTGATTAGCGAGA